CCCAACCTGTTGGGCATTACGAGTACCGTTGGAATATTTAAGATTACTGGGCATTTGTTACTCCTATGATTTTGCCGTTCTCATCACGGAGAACTTGTTTGGGTTGGTTAAGTTTATCAATCAAAGCACCTAAAGTCGCTGTCATTTCTGCGTTGCCTTGAGCAATAGCGTTGGCAATCGGGGCTAATGGATGTTCTTGAGCTTTAATCATATCCTCATCCATGTCATACATTTCAGCGATGCCCTCACCGCTATCTACACCCGCACTAATACGGGCGGTTTCAATCTTAGCCCCGTTATTAATGTAAGCAAGCAAGAGTTGGGTGTTACGCTCAGTCATCATCTTCATCTGAGCAAGCTTCATCTCCATCTCACGGTCTTGAGCATTACGCTGTTCTTCCAGTTGGAATTTAAGCTGATTCTCTTGTGCCTGATACTCTTGTTTAGCTTTCTCCAATTCAATCTGAGCAGCCATCTTCTGCTGTTCAAGCTGTACTGACATCTCCATTTCTTGCATCTTGGCTTGGGTTTGAGCCTGAATCTTTTGCACTTCAGGTGGCGGTGGCTTGGGTTGGCCTTCCAACGCTTTAGCTTGATTTCTAAGTTGGTCGGCAGTTTCATCAATAATTCCCTCTAAACCTTTGCCAGCCTTAAACGCAGTTACACCGAACTTCAGCATTTCCATAGCCAACGGTGCAAGTTGTGGTTCAGCATTAATAACAGGCACGGCAGTTTGAATAAAGTTACCTACGGCTTGTAAAAACTCAATGCGGTCTTGCTTTTCTTGTTGTTCATCTTGGTAAATCATTGAATCGCTAGTGACTTCAATACGGAAGTTCTTAGCGGGTTCATCTTTAAGCAACATTAACGCTTGCGGTACAAGCATTTGGTCTTGTGGGCTTAGTTGCATTGCACCACTAATCTTGACAATCGTATCTTCGGTAAAGTGTTTGCAAATAATTTGAGCTTTAATACGCAACAGTTCTGTTGCAAAATCTACGACAGAATGTTGTAAATACTTTAGTCTGCCAGCCGCATTATTGGACTTAATAATCTGTGCGCCAAGCGTTTCATTGGGGTCGGTTTGACCACGCTGAATGTCGGCAATACCCATAATCTCGTAAATTTGACCTTTAACTTGCTCCATTGCTTGATAAGCCATTTGTAGGGCTTGTGCAAATGGGGCTAGGTCAACAAGGTCAATCGCACCGCGCATACCCTGTTTCTCAGCAAATGCTTGCCAGTTCTTGACAGGGATAAGGGTGTTGTTTTCGCCCTCAGAAAATAGTCGGGCTAATGCGCCTTCAGAAGCGTCATAAACGCCACGAACTCGTAGGGCGTTGACAAGTCCATCAATACGGTCAGCCAATGTGTCTAACTGCTTGGCTTGGTCTTGATACAAAACAAAGTCAGGAATTGGCTCAAGATTGTCTGTAGTAAGCGTAGCGTATAAAGGTTTTGGGCATGGGAAAAAGCCTTCTAACTGTAGCGGGTCATCTTTTTCATCAAGAATCTCGCCCATTGATTTGCTAATCCAAAAGACTTTGCCTTGCTCTTTGTCCCAAATTTCATAGATACAAGCTTGGTAATGCTCGGCAACCATTTGTTTTTGCGCCCATTTATCGTTATCGGGCTTGGTGTCTAAAGGAATACGGCTACCAACTTCTTCGCCAAAGCGGTCAATCAATGCTTGACGGCTCATATAGACTTTACGCCATACAGCAGTTACTTCTTCCCAAGTACGAGCAACAGTATGACCAAAGTCGCGCCAATGAACATAATCCACAGGGGCGCACTCATACTCAATGCGTTCTTGCGATTCCAATAATTCAGCGTCTTGCGTTTCGGCTTCATCGGCATCCTCTGTAATCTGTATTCCGTTGCCTACATCTTGACCTGCTAATCCTGTATTTAGGTCGTTTTGTTCAGCAACAATATGGGGTTCATAACGCACCCATGCAGTACCGCGCCCACCCAATAAGCGGTCAAGCACAGCGTTATCCATAGCCGAGCGATAGTCAGAGTAATGCTCAATCTCATATTCCAATGCGCGTTCAAGCATCATTGACGCTACCCGAGCAATCGGGTCGTTATCACGAAATCTACGGCTTACATCGGGGCGGGGTAAACGGGCAAAAATGGCAGGCTTGATAACCTGAACATTTGACCAAAGGATATTAAAACGGGCATTAGGGTTATTACGAGTACGGCTGTCATCACGGTAACGCTTAATAATACGGGGTACTCTTGCTTCCCACTCCCGAAATGCTTTGTCGTATTGGGCGATGGTGTTGTACCAATCTTCGTAAGTCTTGTTTAGCGTATCGTTCATACCTAATACCTTTGATATTTAGTTGTCGGTGTGCTTCGCCACAGTTCCTCTAAGGTTGTTTCGTTTGCCCCGACAGTAATGCCACGAATCGGTTGATTTTGTCTAGCAATTTCCGATTCATCCTGCCAAGCAACAGAAAGCATCCTGAAAGCATCCGCTCCATGTGAAGTCCAATCATGGCGGGGCTTATCCCTAAATACTTTCTTATCCTCATCGTACTCCCTTTGATACTGACGCAAGCACTCAATTCCGTCTTGACATTTAAAGGCATCAAACCAAGTTCTAGCTAATGCCATCCTTGTAGCTTGAATACCGTCTTGTAATGACAGATTTGGAACAATTTTAAACAAATTTCCGCTTTTTAGGGGCAATTTATCCATTAATTGTTCAATTATTGACTTACCACCGCTTGCTAGTGTCTTTGCTCTAGCGTCATGCGGTAGCCAATGTGTGCCGTATTCATAGGGTCGTTCTTTAATTTGGTTGGCGTAGTAAATAATCGGTTGTCCGTGTGCTTCGTGGTAATCCAATACCCGAATCTCGCCATGCACCACCTGAAACCACCAAATAGCCGTAGCATCGTTGTAGCCCAAATCCCATGCGGTATGGACTGGAAACATGGTGTCGCACTCTACTTTGGTAATTCTGTCGGCATCAGTAAGCAAACGCATTTCTGTACCGTAGATAGCCCCCAATATGGCAGCTTCAAATGAACACTCGAACTCTTGTTGATATTGGTCAATCGACATGGATTTCAGGGCATCATCCAATTCTGACTGGGCAATGAGCTTAGTTTGGCTTGCCCGTAAGACTTTGCTATACCATTCGTCAGGATTTAGCGTGGCGTACTGGTAAATGTCGTAAAAGGTATTGTGGCCCTTTGGTGTGCCAATAAATGTACCCCAACCTTGCCTATCAGCCAGTAGGGGTCGAATAACCTCACCCCATATCTTTGGCTTCATGTCGGCATATTCGTCTAGCACTACGCCATCTAGGTATAAACCCCTAAGTGCATCAGGATTGTCTGCACCAAACAAACGAATTCTAGCCCCGTTGAATAGCTCGACCCACAACTCTGAGATATTGTGCTTAACCCTTGCAGGCTCAGAAAAAGCCATTAAGTAGTCGAAAGCTATGGATTTAGCCTGTGCGTAATACGGGGCGATGTAAGCATATCGGGCATTTTCCTTACTTTCGGTTAAGGCTCGCCAAAGAATGTCATTAATACAGGCTACAGTCTTGCCTGCTCTACGGTGAGCAATAATTACAGCCCATCGTTGGGTTCTGTCGTGGAAGTCTAGGAATACATCCCTAGGCTTATACAGTTCAATGTTGAAGTCTGTATATTCGATTACTTCTTCCATGTAACCACATATCGAATGGGTTTATCCTCGCTACCAGTATGTTCTGTACGGGCTAATTTGGGTACATGGTATTCAGCCACTTGCATAAAGCAATCAAATGCGTATTTAGGGCCGTATTTAGGGTCATCAGCAATGGCTTCTAGCCACTCTTGTAACTTATGGCTATTACCATCAACAAAGCGTGCTATGGCTTCTCTAGCCAATGCGGTGCTTTTATTAGGGCTTCCTGCTGGTCTGCCTGCCCCTTTAGGATTATTTTTTAATTGTTTATTAACCATACTACCTCAAGTGATTGATTTAGTTAGGGTAAATTCTAATACTAAAACTTAGTTTATGCCATGTCCTTAGCAAATTTATTAAAGTGCTTCATAAGTTCGGCTTTACGCTTCTCACGCTTATCTTGATTTTTTTCTAGCGTAGTCTGTTTGTGCGGTTGCAACAAAGAATTCTCAGGTTTAATCTTTTCTTTTTTAAACATATTACATATCCTTCATAGCGTCAGCAATCATTTGTCTGCGGGGTTTTTTGGCGGTTTTGGCGGCATCTTTAAAGTCTTGTGCCGATGGTGCGCCTTTGCTACCAACCTTACGCATTTTTTCGCCTGAACCAGCTTTAATCCTAGCCCGTTTTTTATGAATATTCTCGTACAAGCCGCTCATGCTTTGCTTTCAATGTACTTACCGTAAGCTTCTTCAAGCTTGTTTTTACGGTTGCCTTTAGCGTATTTACGCTCGGTGGCTAGGGCAATGGCTACGCTTTGAGCCTTACTTTTTCCTGAAGCCATCTCTTTTTTAATGTTTTTGCCTACAGCTTCTTTGCTACCTGATTTGACTAATGGCATAATTTATCCTTTTATTTCAAGAACTTAAGTTTATAAGTTGTGGTATTAATAAGGTCTGCAATTTCATCAATCAGGTTTTGCAGTTCGCTATCTTGCGGTAAATCTTGGCGGGCATCCGCTACAAAGTTTTGTAGGGATTCTAAATATTTAACGGGGTCTTTGGGTTGGTGATAAACGCTTGGAAATGCGGTGAACTTGCCGTATTTGCCCATGTAAGCTTCGGCAAAACTATCGGTTAGTTCTACGATGCCATCGTAATATTCGCCCAATGCGGTGTGCTTGGAAAAACTGTCCGTAGTCCAATGAAAAAAGTGGGTGTTAGTCGCAGAATGTAGCAATGTAGCTACAAATAATGCACAGTTTTCCATAGAAACCCTTAATCTAGATAAGCATAAGCTCCATGATACTTTGCACGAGCTTCTTGTGCAACAAGGTCAGCTAGTTCAACATCGTCAAAATAGCCAATATGATGCGTTTTTCCATTGGAATTTATTTGAACTCGCCATTTTTTTAGCCTTTTGTACCAATTTACATTTTTAAAACCTGAGCCATTATTTGCTTGTTTTGTTCTGTTTAATCCGTTTTGGCTTTTGTTTGCCAAGCGCAAATTTTCTATTTTGTTATTGCTTGGATTTCTATCAATGTGGTCAATCAAGTTATTTGGCGGCCCATAATGCCAAGCCCAAACTAAAACATGAACATTTTGTATTTTTCTGTCTAAATTAACTACTTGATAAGGTTTGCCACAACCAGCTTTCTGACCAACCTTTATTCGATTTGACCTTGATTTTTTCCAATACAAATGACCATCTTTGTAATCAAACAATTCTTGTATATATTCTTTGGATAAATTTACGCAAGTCATTGTTTATTATACCTTAATTAATATCCATGTAGACCAATATGGGTACGCATTAAAGAAATTTTCAGGTTTATCTGCCGTAGGTTTATAAGGACTTTTTACAAATCTATCGTATGCTTCACGGTCAAACGCAAAGCCATGCTTATGAAACAATTTAGTCCAATATTCGGTTGGAAAAATAGAATAATGGGTCGGGTCACCCATATACATTTCTTTGGTTTCTCCATCTTTTACGGCATCTAAGCAAATAAACGCTCGCCCAGTTTTCTTTAAAATTCTTGAAAATTCTTGCAAGATGCTATCCATTTGGTCTTG